CTTCTCAAGCATATGAGAATGTGATGAGACCTCCACCTAAAGGGCCTAGGATAGACCATCCTCAACAAACTGCTAGTGATTTGACACCCGCGAGCAGTAGACAAGTCAACCGACCTGGAGTCGCTCGCTCTGTTGGAGGGCAACAAATATCATCACCTGGTGGACCAACTGATGGCATGACAGGTTTCCAAGCAGCCTCTGTTCTAACGTCGTTTGAAAGATTGTTAGAATATGAAGGGATTATATCGAAGGCTAAGATTAGTGGTGCTGATATAACAGAGTTCAGATTCTTAATTAGAGAGTTGAAGAAACTGTTACGTTCAGGCGCGTTGAAAAAGTCCGGCTTGGAAGATGCTGAGCATGACGATGAGAGACCCAGCCCTAATTCCCATCGGAAGACAACGAGCCACCCTACCGGAGCCACAGAGGTAGACCCTGACGACGACCCCCGATATTGGGGAGCGCACCCGATGGGCCTTTTGTTGCCTCGGAGGGGACACATGTGATAGGCGTATCAATACTCAAAGGGGGAGAAGTCCTTCTACAAGGAGACCATGCGAAAGAAGCCGGTGGTATGCACCGAGCCCTCTCTCCAGGTGAAATGGCTAAGTTTTTTCCTGACGGAGAAAACCCCTTCCATATTAATCCCATTACCTTGAAGAGGTATGACGAAGACCCTAACTACGATAATAGAGATGTCCTCAAAGCAATTATTGAAGACAGTGCATACGCTTTGGAAAAGGCCGGACACCCTGTATCGCAAAACCCAACAGAACTACGCAGAATGTTAAGGGAGATGCTCAACAAATCTCTACATTTATTCAATAGTAGACAAACTAATGATTTGAATAAGTACCCTGAGAAGGCATACTTAGATGTGAATAATGAGAAGTCATTACATCCTGAGTTTCAAGGCCACGCTTATGCACCTAGGTTCCAAGAGAACATCAATAAACTCAAACCGGAGCAGATAAGAATCCGCAACAAAAAGAATCAACTTATCATGTACAACGCTAGTCAACAAGACCACGCACAACATGGACACATGTCAGAGAGTGGATTCTTTGGCGCCCTCCCACTCTTCCTAAAGATGTTCACTGACCAATTTAATGTTGAACCAATGCATACCTTAGGAAAGGGTAACTACATTAAACCAGAAAGCATGGTAGTTCACACTAATCCAACAACAGGAGAGAGGAGCAACCCATGGAAATATCATTACTCCAATCAAAACGTATTCGACTCTGCTGATAGAGGCACACGGCACAGCAGAGCAGACGGGCAGCCTCATCACTTGAGAAGTGTGATGGGTAGTTTGCACCCTGCTTGGTTCCAGCCTTCGCACGAGACCGACTACGCCAGCGCACAATCGAGGCTGGCATATGCTCGTATCATACTCACGAGGAATGGAAGAGGCTCAGAAGCCAGTGATGCAGACATTCTCAATTTCGCTCGGTCGAACCTCATGCAAACCATACACGACTCGGCTATAGGTAGAAGGTCTACTCGCAGTAATACGAGAAGTAAGAAACTCATAGATGACATGAGAGAGGTGATAGGGTTGAATCGTCGTGGCTCCGGTGTGATGCATACTAATGAGCAGAAACAGTTAGATGATTATGTCAGAGTTAACGCTTCTAATATCAATGTTGGTAGGTATATTGGTCAAGGCGGAATTAACGCAAAATCTCACCATAATGCAAAAAGCACACTACAAGAGGCTCTCATGCTTACTATGATGATTGCAGGCAATCCAAAATACGATAGGATGCTACAGAGGAAAAGAGGGGCCGATGATGGTTTTGCTATAGGTAAGTTATTGCAACAGAAGTTCATGCAGTCCCACGCTCACGACACCGATTACGTAGACGCTAGCAATTTCCAGTTTTTCGAGCCTGGAGATGTACCAAAACCAGTGGTCTCTCTAGACCCTAATGGTACTCTCGCTGATGGTCGTGCGATGCGTTCTCCACGAGTTCCCACGGGAGAGTTTGCAGTGTCCGACGCACCTTCAGGTCCAGGTCAAAGAATCACAGGTAACTTGGGATACACTCAAGCACTACCCCCTCAATTACCACCTAGAGACCCAACCTTCGACCCTGGATTCAAAACATCATCTGACACATTGACAGATTTGATGGAACACCTACAATCAGCAGATGCTAGGATGGATTCATTAATCATCAAGTCCCTACCGTCACGTAGAAGATTCTACTTAGACGACGATACAGATTGTAATATTCTATGTAAGTCTTTCTCGTTAGAAACTAGAGATTTGCATCTAATAGACCAAAGTCTAGGTGACTGGACGCTTATAGCGGAACGCTTGAAAGTGGAGCCCCGTGTGGTGAAAGCGGTCAAGGTGGCCTTGAGGTGGTAAAATAGGTTTCTTACACGATTGGGATGACTTGATTAGCAAGAGAAAACTTCGAGTTAGTGGTCTTGACCCAAACAACCCACCTACTATGCACAGTAGACCTAGGATTCACCCGTTAGGTGCTTTCAGTAGATTGGCCGGTGGTGGGGTAAGACCAGTTGGCCAATTCGGCCCTGATAATTCATTCGAGTACCCTCATGACATCCAGGTAGGAGACCCGTCCAAAAACCCTGGATTCTATCAGCGAGCAAAAGACTACTCAAGAATGGCAGAAATGTGGAGTGACCAGCAAAATAGTCTACGACGGTTGGTAGCGCAGAACCCTAATGCGAGACTACCCGCAGGCTTTGCAGGAAAACAGAATCCTGGTTTTGCTCGAGATTATCTTCACGATGCTGGCCAACGTGAGGGTTTCAAAGGTGGAAGGAAACCTGAGCAATATATTCTGTACACCAACGATGGTCCCGAAATGTTAGGAGGGGTAGGTGATAGAGGGCCGTTCCACAACAGACTCGCTAACTTCATGAATCATGTTGTTTCTTTCATTCCAGGCCTACGAGACCCCCAATACAGAAATCAACTCAAAAGAATACAACGTATGCAGAAAGATGCGATAAAGGTTCTAGATTATCACACCCGTGGTAAGATGATGAACCCCAATCGTGAGATGTCAGATGCAGATAAGAAGATAGTCAATGAGTTCCTCAGTACCTTCTATGTCACAGAGGGTTTGGATGTCAATGCGGCTAAGCGTGCTGCTGCTATGATGACACAAATGCAGAGCGATAACCCTGCAGAGGTCGACAAGCACATGAACGAGGCCATTGAATCCGGTGAAACTGACCCACAAAAACTTTTCAATTATGTTAGTCAAAGGATGAAAGTGGGAGACGATGTTGGAGATGTTGATTTTGGGGATGAATCTACCGGAGATGTGGCAGATGATGTGCCTGACGGTTCAAAGTTGTCTTACATCCTACCTGAGATAGGGCATACTCAAGGAAAATCATACAAGCCGGCAGATTGCGAGTTCGCTCAGCAGTTCTTAGGAGGCAAGCATCTACAGGATACAACAGCAGGAGGTAAAATGGTCAACCTACAACCGAGCCACTACAAGGCTTTACGAACTGCTTTGGAGGCTGCTAAAAGAGACGTACACGCAAATGCGAACTCTCACATAAAAGGGAAACTACCTGCTAATCCGGACCAAAGCGCGTTCGATTTCATACTCAATAATCCTGCATTCAACTCATCGTTAGAAGGCGCATCTAAGACTGCGAGAAATCGTGTCAAAGGCTCTTTGCAGAGCCTTTCAACCCAAGGACAAAGCGAGCGTATCAGTGCTATGGTTGGTTATGTGCTAGGCAATCCCGAGCACGTTCAGCAAGTCACTCAAGAGAGGGGTATGACCAATTACGACCCTGCTCAACCACATACTTATTTCACCCCTCCTGCTGAACAACCTAATCCTGGACAGAACATAGACTTGACTGGGTCGGATGAGGTGCAACTCTCAGAACGCGAACCTATTGACCTAGCGTGGAGCATCCTCAAGGGGGCGTAATATTGCCTAGCCCTACAATATCAACAGAAGTAATAGAAGAGATAGATTGGGAGATGGCTAAGAAGGATTTTAAGTTCTTCTTTGAGCAGATTTTAGGTTGGCAGTTAGCAGACCATCATGCTAAATGGTTTCATAACTTAAATACTCATAAAAGATACTGTGTTAAGGCTTCGAGAGACCATGGTAAATCTACTTTGTTTCTAGGTTATTTGTTATGGAAGGTTATATTCACTCCCAAACTTGACACTATGATATTCAGTCACAGCCTAGACCAATCAATACGACATATGAGAGGACTTAATGATTTGATTGACGGTTCTCCCATGTTGGCTAAGATGAAAGACAAGGACGCTTGGTCCAAGACATTCTTTGGGTTTACCAACGGCTCTCGAATTAATGCTAAGTCCGTAGGAGGTGGTGTCCGTGGTGCTCACCCCGACCTCATACTTTGTGACGATATTTTGTGGGGCACTACTGAAACTGAACTCCAGAGAGTAGCCTCATGGTTTTATGAAGTGTTGATGCCTACTCTCCATCATACTTCTCAACTTTGTATAGTAGGGACTCCTTTCACTCCTACTGACCTTTACACAGAGTTGGAGGCTAGGGACGGATATCTCGTAGAGACTTATCCTGCAATTAATGAGAAAGGAGAACCGCTTTGGCCTTGGAGGTGGTCTTTAGAGGCTTTAGATTTAAGACGGCAAGATATGCCAGCCATCGCATTCACTCGAGAATATCTGTGCGAACCAATGGACGATATGTCCAGCCTTTTCCCCTCTGCTGTAGTCAATGCATGTAAAGACCCATATCTCCATCTCATGGACAGGCGAGACCCTGATGACGACAGTCAGTATTTCATTGGCTGGGACCCTGCTATATCCTCTGACCGTTCAGCAGACTACACTGTAATGATGGTATTGAGAAGGCCCCCTGAGGATACTAACCTACTCGAAGTGGTGCATGTAGTCCGACGTAAGGGTATGGATTTCAGAACACAAATCATAGAGATTCAGCGATTGAACAACAAGTTTCGCCCTGAGGTGATAGAGTTAGAGGCTAACCACTTCCAACGTGTGTTTGCTACGGAACTGAGAGCAGATACAGATTTGCCGATAAAGACCTTCATCAGCACAAAACAAAGAAGGGAGAGTTTGCTGATGGGTTTGGTTCTTCGATTCGAGAGAGAGCAAGTTCGTCTACCTTGGGCTGACGAGAGAGCCCGTGAAGTCATAAGCCAGTTAGAGCACGAGTTAATCATGTTCGGTATGAGTAAGACTGGTAAACTAGATAGTATCGCAAGGCATGATGACTTGGCTATCGCTCTTGCTTTAGGTAATTGGGCGACTACCGAGTTCCGTGAGAGAATTATAGACTTAGATAGTTTAATGTCGGGGTTGATAGATTGATTTGGGGCAGTGCTCTTATTGGTGATGATTTCGATGCAGATACTGATGAGCCTGATGCAGATAAGGCTTGGGTCATCAAACAACTCATGCAACATCCTGTGTTGAAGAACAGCGTAGGAGTAGTAGCATTTGGAAACAACAGCAAGACCCCTACTGGAGGTGGAGGTAAATTGGGAGCAGGCCCGTCTGCTGCCTCGGAAGTAGACACTCCAGAAGAGAAGAAAAACAAAAAGAAATTGATGGAAGAAATGAGACAAGACGGAATGAAACTAGCGTCAGATGCAGGTTGGTTCGAGGACTCTTTCGGTAAATCAGCGTCCGCTTTAGTCAAGGACCTAAGATTGAAGAGGAGAGTCCACAAACAATTCAGTCAAGACATAGACGATGCAATCATGGCTATACGCATGGCGAAAAGCAATGAGGTGCAAAGAGGGCTAGATAGTATAACATGGGGTGGTGACTATTTAGATGCGATAAAGGGAATGAACCTCAATGACAAAGATTTCAAGGCTTTGATTAAGCATGGTGAGAAGAGACAAGTCTCGCTCATCCAAGCGTGCAATCAATGGCAAGACGCTAACAATGTGCTTACTAAATTGTCTCAAATAAATGGAGAGTTTGACGAGGGACAATTATCTCTTTGGTCTGACGCCACTAAAATGAAGAAAGACGCTAGACAGATGTGGAGACATTCTCTGCATCGTTCCTCTAAATTGAACAAAGCAGAGCAACACTCTCTATTATCAGCCAGTGACTTGTTGGATTATCACGGACCGATGGACAGCAGAACAATGCACACCCACATGACAAGCAATGACGGTAGAAGCGCAGGTCTTCCCTCAGTGCAACAACTTGGTGCTTTGTTGAAAACGTACGGTCCGGATTATGACATATTCAAACATGGTACTTTGTGGGAGAGGCAGAGTTCACAATCTCCTTTGCTAGTGAAAGACCCTTGGGCCTACGCTGCAGGATTCTTAGATGCTGATGGTTACATCACCATTAGTAAGAAGGGAGAACCACGCGCAGGATTTGTAGCAACAGGGGATAGAGGTAAGGTGCATTGTGAGAATCTCTATGATATGATAGGTGCTGGTGTACTATCTCTTGACCTCAAAGTGCACAAGAGTAGCAAGAGGAGCCAACATAGACTGCAATTCTATAGTAAAAATGATATCAGTAAATTACTCAAAGGCACTTACCCACATCTTAGACTAAAGAAAAACCAAGCACGTCACGTGATGGAACTCTTGTCTCACCGAGGCAAAGATGGTGATTTGATAAGCAAGAGAAGAGATGAGTTGTACAGGTTAGTGAAATGGGAAAACTGGAAAGATGTTAAAGCGGAAGAACTACTCAACGAGTGGAATGTTGATGAACAAGAGGTGCTCTCGTGGGATTCAACGGACCCTGACGCGATAGGGTTTGAGGTGGTTTGATGGCAGAAGATAGTAGCCCAGTAGCCCGATTCATAGAAAGGTTGACTGGCCCCTTCCGCAGGAAAAGTACTCCTGAGCCAATAATGCCACTTTGGAAGGCTGGTATACA